ACTAAATGGCAAGCGAATCATGGCACGTTCCTGCCAGAAGAATGTGTTTTTGGTGTTGCCATCGGGTAGGAAACGCAGGGTAGCTGACTGCCCTTCTTCCATGTTCCAATGGGGATAAATTGAGTTGTCACCGCGTTCGGATGACTGTGAACCTTTGTTTTCTGCGGCTGCCAAACGAGCCCGAATTTCTTGAAGTGATGCCATATTGTGTTGCCTTTCTTGTGCGTTAATATGATTTAAAAATTTAAGATCTACTTAAATGCTGCCTACAAGTTATTATAACACAGCTTGTCTGTGTTTCCTACCACCAAAGGTAGCGAACTTTGCCTATCTAGTTGCTTACGGAAGAGCATGCTACTACACACACTTCTTTGTTTTATTTAGTTGAGTCAACACAAAAGACAAATTATTTTTGCCGGATTTCTATGTAGTAGATTTGAGTGTAGTGGTCGGGGGTGTAGTGTTTCGGGCTATCAAAAACCTCTGTGATCTCCAGACCAGCAGATTCTATGTATGCCACAAAGTCTTTTTCTCGATTCAAGGAGCCGGCTTGATTCTCCTGAAGCAGAATAACACCATTAGATGCCAGGTGCTGTCCAATGTTTTTGAAAAACTCCTGGTGCGCCAGCCAACCCTGATCCACCGCTATACGTTGATAATGATCATTCCCAGGACATGCGAGGAAATGTGGAGGATTAGCCACAACCAGATTGAACATTTCATGATCAGGTAATCCCCCAACTGTGCCTGTTGAGTAGGCACTGACGTTTGTCAATTGATGCATTTTCGCAGTTTCCTGCACTCGCGCAATTGCATCAGGATAGATGTCGCTCACACACAGACTGCTGCACAGCCCATGATCCAACAAACTGAATCCTATGAAAGCTGGTCCAGCGCACCATTCATAGCAGCGTTCAAATGTCTGGCCGGAATAACGCTGTTGAACAATATCTATGTATTCTTGCCCAAACCAGGTGCCGCCACCGTCCATCCAACTGTCATGCTGCACCCGATATTGGCCCGGGCCTGTGGTAACAAAATCCATTATAGTCTCCGCGGTCTATTGGGCTCTCGCCATTCCAGCAGGTGATCTGTTGCTTGTTGATTGCATACTGCCATCCAATCCAGAGTAGATTGACTCAGTAGACCTGGTGCAACTTTTTGCAAATACTCCACATGCTCTGCAGGGGTGGGATGAAAGTCTCTTTGCTTTGGATCAAAGTTGCATTTGATACCAGGGCGTGATTTCCAGGCACCGTCAAACACTGTGTCTAGCACACTGGGTCCAATCAGATCCAAAATGTTTTTGTAAAGTTCTTGGACGTCTTGATTTTCTTGTTTGGCATCGTCGGGGTTGTAGCCCAGCCCATTGTGTTCATTGGTATGTGCAAAAGGAACCATGCTCAAAAATTTGTATTTGCAACCCCAGTGATCCAGTAGCTGCTTGGCTGCTGCAATATTGGCCAGGTCTCTGATCAGATACCCACGTTCGCATGCAAACTTCTTTACATATTCAGCAGGCAGCGAGCTGCCTGCTGACCAATACACATTGCCACCTTCTAGCCAACGCTCACCAACATAACGATCTTCTCTGCTGGTATTGGTCCACATGATCCAGACTTGGTCATCAGAATTCAACTGGTTGCGTTGGTTACATTCAATCAGGCTCCAGAGTATGTAGCTGTTGCCAGCGCCACACAAGCCCCAATTTTCAAAGTGGTCAAATTCTCGACCCAGAGCATCTGCCCAGGTAGGCCAGCGCCAGTATTGTGTAAAACTACACCCAAGTGTAAAAAGTCTAGACATGATGTTTTCCAAAATTTTCTAGTGATTTCCAGTGTTGCTCAGGCACCAGCAGTTGTTGCTCGAACCAACTCTTTTCAGTGTTCCAGTCTTTGATCGACGAGTGTTCAAAACTACTGGCCACACAACGACCAATCGGCAACGGGGTATGATAGTATCTATTTCTAAATACCTCTATCAATTGAAATTCACTCATGACCATGGTTTGGGAATTTGGATCAAATGCTACCAATTGATTCTGTTCGAACAGCTCAAGATGCAAGTCAAATAGTGATTTGCCATGCAGCGCCTCCACATGTGTTCTTAGTCCTTGCAACAGATCTCGTTGTAGTAGTCTAAACGGAACGGAACTTAGACACCAGTATTCATCTTTGTTGACTACCCAGGGCTGATCGGTTCCAAGCATGAATTCAACATACAATCGATTGCCCACCGTGATTGGATCTGGTGTGCTGCTTACTGTTGCACTGATAGTGTCTAGTCCGATATCTTGTGTGAATACCACATCAGCATCTACCAGCAACCAACGATCACCAGTAACAAATTGATCTAGATAAAGTTTGATCAATTGCTGTCTGAACCAACCCCCGTTCCTCATTCGATTCTGCCCAGCAAAGTCACTGAATTGATGAAAGGCAATATCAAGTTTGGGAAAACACTGTGTGATGTACAGTTGACAATCGGTCACATACGTGGGCCAGTGTTGGATATCAAAATTATCAATGATGATGTCAACAGGAAAACCTGCGGCATACTGTTGTATGCTATGCAGGCATCGGATCTGCGAAAAAAAGTATCCTGGAAAAGTGGTTAGTACAACACGATCAATATTCACGTATTACTTACCATGCGAGTTGACTTACTTCATCAATTGCTTGATTCTTGCCAGTTCTGATTCGTACATGCCTGAACATTCGTCTAGTCCATGCTTGGGACAGTATTTGTTTTTGGCTGTGTAGTTGCATTCTTCATTGAGACCTTCTGCCATAGGCGGCTGTGCTGGAACATCAGGAGCAGGTGGTGCCTCAGGTGCTGCTGCCGGTGGTTGGGTAGGCGCAGTTGTTTGAAAACTCATGGCCAGTTTGGACAACTCAGGGCTCTGATCCTTGTTGCGAACAATCCAGTCCTGCACGATTGGTACAGCATCAGCACTAGGATCTTCTTTGGCCATACCTTCAAGTTGATCAAATAATGCATCATCGCCAATCAAGTCATACAAGACATCTGTGATGTCTTGTGCATCAGGTCCCAATGGACGCTCTTGGCTCAACCAGTCTTTAAGTTTGGTCATTTTTTCTGGAGTATCGGGCATGGCCCAGGTTCCTTCTACCAATCTGGTAGCCCATGATTCAAATATATCTGCTTCTTTCATAGCTTTTACTTCCTGTTGTATCTTTGCCAACATGGGCAAAGCTGTTTCTATACGCGGGTCAATGCGTGTTTCTGTAAACAATCCCTTGAGATCTTCCACTACCATATCGGTTTCAGAAATCTCAGCAGGTTTCCAGGATTCAAAATACTGTGCATACCCGCGATGGTGTGCCATGTTCTTGAGATTGCGATTGAGATTGTGATAGTATTCATTGGTTTCTGTGATCAAGTCAGCAGCAGCACCTTCAAACACACGCCCCTGGTGTGCTCGTCGAAATTGACTCAGTGTGATGATTTGACTCACTGTTTCTGTGATGTGCTGTCCACGGAAATCATAAGGATTGCCTCCCTGGCGCACATGTTCCAGCATGGCTCGACCGCCGGCCAACTTGCGGAATGGCAAACGGAATCTTTCACCTTCTGCAGTTTCAATGAACAAACTCTCTACATAGCGGAAACGAGCATCATTTTCGTCCAGTACCTTTGAATGTTTGATCATGAGTCTGGCTTCTGTTGCTAGACCTGAATAGCTGACTCGGCGTGTGCCGTAAAAGCTCTCTGTCAGGGCTGCTTGTCCTGCAATAGCATACTTGAGTCGGCTCATGTTTTCCAAACTAAATCCACCACGCACCTTGCTGGTGCGGATGGCAAAATTTTTCAATTGTTCCAGGAAGCCCGAGTTATCAGTGTCTGGATCACCATACCAGGCCAGTTTGTCTTCTGGGTCCATGGTGCGGCCAAGATTATCGCCAAAGTACACAGTCATACCGCCCGATTGATCCAGCAGGATCACCATGGTTCCGTAGTTCTTGCCAGTGGGTCCGATCCAGTCAAAACTAAACATGTCTGCTTCGTTTGTGTCAGGTACACCACGACTGTTCACTGCTGGTTTACCGGTCCGGGTACTGAGTGCATTGACGTCAAAATCACGTGTGATTAACAGATCATTGAGTTCGCTTGAGATTGAATTTTGTGCCATAAAGTATTTACCTCAACGCACCATAGAAATGAACGGGAATGGTTCTATGATCTCTTCACCATGATCTCTCATTCGTGAATCCAGTTCAATATAAAAGCTCTGCAACACTGTGAGCATGCGTACAGCCAGGATAGTGGCCATGATCAAATCGTCTGTTTCTCCAGGTTTGGCAGCATAACTTGTACCATGTGCCACAAAGTTTTTGAATTCAGAAATCAAACTTTTGCTGTTCACTTTCATTCTGCCGGATTCCACAAGATTTTTTAGTTTG